ACAAATGGAATGATATTAAGAATTGATTATACAGAAACGATGTTAAATTTATTTAGAGATTTTATATTAGCACAAGAAAAATATCCAGAAGTTTGGAATATATTTAGTGATAGTAGAACTCCGTATGATGATGGTGATAATATAAATAATAGTAGATGGTTTCACATGAATAGATTTCCAAATATAGATATGCAAGGGACATATTTATTATCACAATTGGGTTGGGGTGGATATACTTTACCAACTGGTGGAAATGCCAGTAGTAATTATAATAGTGTAATAGTTCCATTTCAATATGATCCAGCACAAAAAGATAAATTTTATAATAGACCAGTTGAAGAACTTAATGAAAAAACTTATGGTTGTTTTGGAAGAAGTAAGGAAGGTCAAATAGTTATTTATCCAACAGAAAATAATGGTAGTGGTTCAACACTATTCACTATGTTAAATAATGCTTCTAATATAATTGAAGAGCAGAGAGCTTGTGGATACGATATGCACTTCACAGCACCCGGTAATGCTTGGTGTCTACCTTATAGTGGTTTTACACAAACACCAATAGATTATGATTCTCGTGGAGCTGATATAACAGATTACAGAATATCAAGAAATTCACAAAATCAAGTTTTAAACAATTATAAAGTAGATACATCAGACCAAAGAAGACAATTATATTTGGGTGCTGATGAACCAGAAGTAAAATGGGATGGAACTCATTTTTCTTTTAGTCAATTACATACTGCTTTATATCGCAGTCAAACTAATTTCGCTGATAATCCTTTTACAGATGGTGCTGTGGATACAGATACACAAGCAAATCAACAAGTATTTAAAATACATCCAAAAGAAAATTATAACGATTGGACACCAGCAAGAATGCCGTATGTTGCTGATGTTAATGTTACAATTAATAAAACTGGTCAAGACCATGTATATACAACACACAAATTCAATAGTAATTTAGAGCCTTGGACTATATATGATGCTCAATGCGGAGTAGCAATAGAAGATTTTGGTTTAACTGAAAATGAATGGACTGGAACATTATGGGATTTATTGGGTTTTAGTTACACACAATTTCATTCATCAACAAATACAAGATTACAAAGAATAGATAATAGTAATGTTAATAGTTTAAGTGTTATAACTACTAACGCAAAAATACCCGGTGATAAATCACAAGGTTATTCACAAAATTTATGGGAAGCACCATTATATAATAATATGATGCCATTAGTAGCAAGTTTATTGGATAAAAATGGTACTTTTGAAGTTGTACACTTTCCAGAGATAATTGTTGAAGCAAATAGTATGGATATTGTTGCTGATAATCTACCAACAAGAATGATAAGGGGATATTATACTATTCGTTCAAATATATTACAAGATGCTCCTTTTATTGGTGGAAAAGTAAATAATACACAGATGCCGATTATTGGAATAGTTAATAAGATAAATGGAACTGGTGATTTTTATACACAAGAAGAATCATCATTAGATTTTACAATTACAAAGCCATTGAGATTAGCATCTTTAACTTGTAGTGTACATGACCCAGATGGATCTTATGCTAATACATCTGAACAAAATACAATATTATTTAAGATACAAAAAAATAGAAATGTTAGTTTTAATGTTGTAGAAGAAATAATACAAGAGAATAAAGGAAAAGTTCCAGCATTCTTATAATTACTTTAAGTTAAATCTCTTTTTATATTTAGATATATTAGTCTTAATATTAGATGAATCTCCCCACAAAATATAATAAGAAAGAAATCCAGCCTTCATATAATCTCCAGTTTCTAAATCTTTTTTATGACGAGTTCTGTATCTATCTCTTCTTGTTTTGTCTTTGTGCTGGGTATAATCTTCATATCTACTATCGCCGAATTGTGTTGTTTTTATCTTCTTATCTCCATCATAAAAAATAGCTGTATATTTTTTGTTTTTAACAGTTGAAGGTTTTATAACAACTCTCATATATAAAATGCTCTTTTTTTAATTTGAAATTATTTTATTTAATTTTTCCGATAATTTGAAACTATCGAGAATTTTAAATCAGTAGTAAATATTACTAATTTTAGTAAATATTACTAATATCAGTAAATATAACTAAAACTACTTAAAGATAATTTAATTATCTAATATAAGATATAGAAGATAAAAAATGGCACAAAAATATTCTGACACAAATTATCTTATTTCTCTGCTCAAAACTAACTTACATTTCAAATCTGATTATGACAGATACAATCTTAATAAAAAGATTAAGAAGGAAGATATGACTGATATAACAACACAATTAGCACATTTATACGCTATATCCACAAAGTCAAATAATAATATTACTATTATTAATAATATGCACAAAGATGAAACTAATAATGAAGATTTATTAAAACAAATAGAAGAATTGAAAAAAGAAAATAAACAATTGAAAAAAGAAAATCATGAACTCAAATCAAAAAAGGTTGATGAAAGTTCTGATGAAGAAGATAAAGTAAGTAAGAAAAAATATGATAGAGTAATTCAACTCAAAAATAAATATTTTGATGAAATGAATGAATATAAAGATAAAGTTGAAAAATTACAAAATGAAATAAAGGATATTAAGGAACAATATAATATTAAAGAAGATAATAAACCATTAGATGTACTGAATGAAGAATTTAGTGATGATGAAGATGATGATGATGATGATGATATATATAAAAAAGAAGATGTAAAAATATCAACAATACCAGAATATAAATCTGATATATGTATTCTACAAGAAAATCTACAACAACAAAAAGATTTACTGAGATTATGTGATAATGATAAAGAAGCAAAAAAGATAAATAAAAGAATTAAAAAAATAGTTGAATGTATTGAAAAGGAACGAGAAAAAAATGTTGAAGACACAATAAAAGCAACGAGATATATAAATTCTAAATGAATATTAGATTAAAATTAGTAATATTTACTAAAATTAGTAATATTTACTAAAATTAGTAATATTTACTAAAATTAGTAATATTTACTAATGATATTTTGGAACAAAAAAAAAATATTTTTTAAAAAAGTTTTTCCACAGAGATTTTGTATATATCATATCTCTATATTTTTTCATAGAAATTCATATATTCACTTTTATACAAAAATAATGGAATTTCAAGAAAATAAAAATATAAGATTATTATATAATGTTTGATGAATATTATTCTTCTGATGAAGAAGATTATGATCCATATACTTTTGATAAGTGTAAGTATGGTCATTATTTTAATGCTGGTGGTGGGTGTTGTAAAAGATGTCGTATGGAACAAAGAGATAAACAAGCAGATGAGTATATGAGATATATGTTTCAACAATATATAAAAGAGCAATTTGGTTCATTTGAAAATAATATAAATCAAACAAATAATTTACCTTATGATATACTAAATATAAATATCAAAAGATTTTATACATTAAATAGTAAACAACAATTAAAACTATTAAAAAAACAATATAAAAAATTATCATTAAAATATCATCCAGATAAAGGTGGTTCTGCTGAAAAATTCATAAAGATAAAAGATGCTTATGATATATTGATTTTAGAGATTCATTAATATTTCTTTTTTTTCTTTTTCTTTTTCTTTTCAGTACCTTCAAAAATCTTATTTGGATTTATCTTATCTTTCTTTTGAGCTTTCATAACGTCATGTTGTTCTTGATTTCTACTATAGCCAGATTTAACTTTCATTGGTGGTATTTTTTTTGGTGGCATTCTATATTATTATTTTTATTAAAAATTTTATGTTATTTTTTTAATATTTTAATTAGTATAAATATGAGTCTCGTAATCTGTTCTAACCAAGAAAAAGATGGTGAAGCATTAAGACAAAATCAAAGTGTATATAATGCTTGGTCGTTCCGTAATCCATTGTCTTCTACAATGACAATCCCAGCAAATTCTCAAGTAGCACTACAATCTTGTAAAGTTAATGTTGATGGAAGAGTTGCTTTTACAAATAACAATTCTAAATTTTATCATTATTTTGGTCAGAAGTTAAGTCTTGATGGTGAAGCACCAGACCAAGAAAATAGTACATCACAACCAGTTGTAGCAAAATTAACATCAGAAGATCAAGGCAATGATGTAATAGAATTATCTTCTGAACAATTTGCTAATACAATTCAAACACAAATAAGAACTACATCTTTTCATCCAAATACAAAAGACCAAGCAGAAGTGGAAGTTTTAAGGAATGCGAGTTCAAGAGACTTCTTGGGATATAAATTTTCATTCAAACAAAATGCCAGTAATACTAACACTCTACCAACAAATTTCAGAAGGTTCTATTCTGAATACAGAGATTTAAATGCTTCTTATTCTGCTGGTGTATTCCAAAGAAACGCCACACAAATAAATCAGCCTTCAATTGGTATTAGCATTGATAATCCATTCTCACTAACTAATGGTTCGTTTATTGTTAATCTGTCTGGAGCTAATGCTAATGTCAATGCGAGTGATGTAAATTGGATTGTTGGATTATCCAGATTTGTAAGAAATCCACAACTTAGAACTGGTCAGTATGCACCAGAAAAATTTGATTTTACAGCAAATGAAGAATTGGGTGGAATACAATTTGAATCTTGTTTTGTTGATTTTGGTGTTGGACGCAATGATAATGATGAATTAATTGTATTCCAAAGTTCCAAAGAAGCAGATGAAATTGGAGTATCTACATGTTTAAATGAAATTAATTATTGGGGTAATAGTAACAGTTCTTATAGTGGTGCTGGTAGAGCTGAATGGACTGGTAATGCTTCTACTGTTGAAAAGATTGGCTTTTTCAGTAATGGTGAAGATATTTCATTAAAAGCATATAGCGGTGGTAGTTGGAATTTAATAACTGAATTTGATTCTGGTGAGAATGCTTCTACATACTTTAAACCAGTTAATCAAACTTGTTGGTGTTTACATCCAGTTATATCTATTGGAGCAGAAGATTCTAATACTAATAGTTGTAAATTAGAAATAGAAGAGTTTAGCACACCAACTGGTATTACTGATTATGATCCACTAACAGCATATAAAGGTGGTTGGTTTGAAACAATGGAACTTGAAGGTACACAATATTTATGTAGTGAGATGGAAGAAAGAAGTTGGAATCATCCAGATAGTAATACCAGAGCATATAAAGTACTTAATGGTTCTGGTGGTGTTGCTTATGATGCTGTGATGATATTACAACAAACAGATATTTATGATCCATCTTTTAGTGCTAATGCTACTGAGTTATTTGGATTCAATCAAGCAATTGTAGATACACCATCAAGCGGAGATTCAACAGTAAATACAATTACATTTGAATCTGTTAATATCCCCAATTTAGTCAGTTCTCTCGCTATGTTTGTAAGACTAAATAATATGGGTCAAAATGTAACTAATGCCTTTCAAGGAAACAACTCTAAAATTATTGCTCACCTTCCAAGATTTGATAATCAGAATACTACTGGCAGATTGTATTTCGAACCAAATACTCCAATCTTTTTGGATTTAGACAACCCAGCACCAATGCAAGTTAATGAGTTTGATATATCATTCAATTATATTAATGAACAGTATGCTACAATACTCACTGGTCAAAGTATAGTTTGTTTACTCTTTAGAAAGAAACCAAAAGAATTAATGTAAATAAATCTAAAAGATTTTATGATATTTAAAAAGTAAATGTTGTTTTTCTAAATTTTTGTAAAAATAAGTTTTATTTTGAATTTTTTTGTATCTATTATTATATAAATGAGTTCAAAACAACCACCAAGAGTTCAGTTTAATTTCGCACCAGACCCACAAGACATTCAAGAACCAGAAGTTCAAGAAGATATTGATGAAGAAACTGGTGAAGAAAACCCCAACTTTATTTATGATGATGATATACCAAAGGTTACAGAAAAGCCAAAGATAGATGAAACTGAAATATTCCAAATAGAAGAAGAAGCTAAACAAGAACTTCCAGATGACTTAAAGGAAGAGATGGAAAAGATAAAACAACCAGTAAAGAAACCAGTAAAGCAAGTTATTAAAGAAGAACAACCACAACCACAGAAAAAGAAAAGAAAGCCCATGTCAGAAGCACACAAAGCTAAATTAGCATTAGCAAGACAAAAGGCTAATGAAGCAAGAAGTAAGAAAGCAATTGAAAGAAAGAAGATGCAAGAAATAGAAAGACAAACAAAAGAATTACAGAAAAAGAAAAAAGAGAAAGATTTAGAAGAATTAAAAGAGCAAGTAGAAAAACCAGTTTCTAAAAAAGTAGAAACTCAACAAAATAATTCAACAATATCAAAAGAAGATATTGAGAAGATACAACTTGATGCTATTATGAAATATGAAACTCTGCGTAAAGCAAGAAAAGCAGAGAAGAGAGAAAAAGAAAAACTGGAAGCTCAACAGAATGAACTATTAAGAAAGATAAATCCACAGCAACAACAAAGGGGATACAGAGCAAGAGATAGTAATGGAAGATTATTAAATAGATATGATATGTGTTACTAAGCGATAAAAAATATATTATAAATTTTTAAGAAATTAGTTGAAAATATCTACATCAATTTTCAATAAATTATTATGAAATCTTGGGTCACCGCCCCAAGTTCTTAAACTTAATATTCTTTCTTTATTTTCTTTATACCAATTTTTTTTATAAATTTTATTTCTAAAATGACACTTAACAACGCTCTTTATATTAACACAATCCAATTTTAAAATCCAGTATTCTTCTCTTTTATATCTATCTTCTATATCACAACTTTCTAATTCATAAATAATACAATATTCTAAATTTAATTTACTTGATGTACACTGACGTTTTTTTAAATTTCTTTTATCGGCTTTATGTGCCGATAATCTATTTTGTAATGGCTGTGTTGTTGAACCAACATATTTTAAATCATTTATATCTTCAATACAATAGATACTCACCATTTCTATTTTATATATAGATAATAGCATCTCATTAAGTAATTTCAAATTTATTAAAATCTATGTTATATTATATGGAAACATTTAAGACTAAATATGGTACAATAACTTTATATCAAAATGAAGCATACATAAAAGGCGCTTTTAAAGGTGGTGGATATTGGGATATTGATACATTATTAAAATTAAAAGAGCATATTGATCCAAACAGAAATATTTTAGAGATTGGTGGACACGCTGGAACTTCTACAATTATTTATGCTTCATTTTTAAATAAAGGTTTTAATGTTTATGTTTATGAACCACAAAAAAAGATGTATGAATTATTACTGAAAAATATTGAAGACAATAATTTAAAACATAAAATAAATCCTTTTAATTGTGGAGTATTTTGTTACAGTGGAAAAGGTGTTATGAATGATATTGATTTAGATGGTGGTGGTGGTGTAGTAGCAAAACGGTACAACGAAGAAAATAATTTACGGTGTAATTTTGGTGGTATTGGGCTGGGTAGTAATGGCGAAGAGATTGATTTAACTACTATTGATGATATGAATATGGAAGATATTGGTTTTATTCATTGTGATGCTCAAGGTGCTGAAAACTTTATATTTTCAAAAGCAAAAGAAACTATCAAAAGATGTAGACCAATAATATTATATGAAAACATTGATTTATATGGAACTTATCTTTATGATAATATATGTAAGAATTATAGTGATTATAAAGAAGAAAGTAAATTCAATATCAAAGATTATTGTATGAATGAATTAAATTATTCAAAATTTATTGACAGATATGATGGTGGTATTGATACACTATTAATTCCATAATTAAAATCTCCATTATTATATATGGGCTTCATTTTATCATGTACCACAATTCCAACAAGAATACATTATTTAATCCAAATTATTCCAATGATGAAAATAAGATATAAATACTTTGTTATTAATATCTGTACTGATTATAAAAGATTTGGAAAATTTAAAATTCCAAAAGCTCTTTTGAATTTATGTAAACAAAATAAAAGAGTAGTTTTTAATTTTGTTTATGATTATGGTCCAGTAAATAAATATATTGGTGGTTTTGAATTTATGAAAAAGAAAAATCTAAAAGATGATTATTTAATTATTATTGATGATGATACAGTATATAATAAAGAGCTATTCTATCATTTGATAGATGATAAAACTACAAACAATATTACAACTGGTTCTGGATTTAATTATGATAAAAACAGAAACTATAATATTGTAGAAGGTTGTACTGAGATGGTTGAAGGTTATGCTGGTGTTTGTTTTGAATACAATCAATTAGAAGAATTCATAATATTTTATTCGAATTATTTTAAGTGTATACATGATTTTAAAAGTGATGATTTAATCCAGAAATATTTATGTGCTTCTTTTCTTGGAGATGATTTTATCATATCAAGTTGCTATAATGATAAGTGGGCTATTCCAGCTGGTAGAACATTAATACATCCACAAGGTTATGGTTTTAGACCAGATGCTCTACACCAAAATAATCTCTTTGGTTCTAATATGGGTAGTTATTTATTTCTATATCAAAATATAGAGATATTAAAGACATTCAAAAAGAAGTATGAATTAAATAAAGAAATAAAATCTATGTAATAATAAATGCTGTATGAACAATATTTAGAACAAAGAAAAAATACATTCTTAAAAACTTGGGATTTAATAAAAGATAAAAATGAAATAGTTATTGTTGAACTTGGAACAAGTCGCTCTTTTAAAAGCTGGGGTATATCTAATGATGTTAAAGATTGGCATCCAAACAATCCAGAGAGATGGAGTTGGAGTGATGGTTGTTTTACAAGACTATTTGCTGATAATCTCCAAGATAAAAAATTCACATTATATACTATTGACCCTTGCGAACAAGCGATTAGTGTTGTAAAGACTATGTGTGGTGATAATAACAATGTTAAAATATTACAAATGGAATCAACAGATTTTCTCAATAATTTTAATCAAAAAATAGATTTACTTTATATGGATCATTTGGAGAGTGGAGAAAAAGCTTGTGAAGTACACTTACAAGATTCAAAGATAATTATTGAAAAAGATTTAATGAATGATGATAGTATTATTTTAGTTGATGATTGTCCCAAGAATACAGTTGGTAAAGGTAAATATTCAATACCATATTTATTGGATAATGGTTATGAGAATGTATTACATGAATATCAAATGGTTTTAAAGAGAAGTAAATAAAAAGTCTTCTCCATTAGAACCAACAAGATTGTAGTTCATACTTAATATTAAATTAATAACATCTTCTCTTGTTTCTTTCATATTTTCTAACTTTCTTTTATTATCATCCCAAATCTCAATAATAATGATTGGTTTATTTTTCATTATCTTTTCTTTTGCTCCAAGTAAAAAATTGTACTCACAGCCTTCAATATCAACTAACATAATATCAAAATCATTAATATTAGTATTATCTAATTTCATCATTTTATTTTTTATTTTCTTGTCAGTTAAACAAGCTGAACGAATATTATTGTCTATATCTGATTGTGTAAATATATGCATACCACCAGAATTATTTTTTAATCTATTTTTATTTTCAACTGGACATATTTTATTTTCACTCATAAAATAAATATCTTCTTCTGAATCACCAACAGCAAAATTATAAGATGTAATATTTGTGATATTATTTAATGTTATATTTTCTTCTAGATGTTTGTATGTTGGTTCATAAGCTTCAATACACGAAACCTTTTGAATATGTTTTGATACTGGTAATGCTATTGTTCCAATATGACAACCAATATTTAAAAAGTGTTTGAGATTATTTTTTTCAATACATTCAATAATAAAATTGTACACTCCTTCGTTCCATTGTTTATCTCTTAATAAATAATATTGGATACAATCACTTTTATTCTTGATTAAATATTTTATTCCATTTATTTCATTAGACAACATTTATTATAATTTAGATAATAAAAATAAAATATATCCATATTATTATAATGCCGAAGAAAGCAAGTAGTAAGAAAAAAGCACCAAAGGTTTTAAAGGTTAAAGATGAAGAACCAAGTGAAAAGTTTGATGATGTTCATCCAAATCTCCCACAGATGCCTTCATTACTTTTAATTATTGGTTCAGTTAGAAGTGGAAAGTCAAATCTTTTAGTCAATTATTTTTGTAATCCAGAGTTTTATAAAGATAAATTTGATGTAGTGAAATTTGTTAGTACAACATTAAACACAGATAATAAAGGAAAAATATTATCAAAACATTTTGATTGTATGGATAGATATGATGATGATATAATTGAGAACATTAAAAAGACACAGAGCCAATATGAAGATAAATCAGAACGACCAACTTACGCACTTGTAATGGATGATGTTTTAACAAAAGATTTTAAGAAAACAAATCAAGTTAGTTTTTTTTCAACAAGATTCAGACACTACATCGATTTTTATGTTATAGCAGTACAATCATTCAGAGCTGTTAGTGGTATGATTAGAAACAACGCAACTGACGTTATTATATGTAAACAACAAAACCAAAAAGAGTTGGAAAAAATAGCAGAAGAATATGGAGATATGGTTGGTGGTCAAGAGAATTTTATGAAATTATATAATGAAGCAATGAAAGACAGATTTTCATTTTTATATTTGAAATTATCAGAAAATCCAGCCCAAGCGTTTATAAGACATGAAAAACAAATATGGCCAGTAAGAGAAGAAGAAGTTGAAGAATTAGAAATAGATTAATTTAATTTTTGAATTTTATTTTTTATTTATTTGTAATATTATAAAATGAACGATATTGCGAATCAACAAGCTATAGCACTTGGTAATTCAAGAAGACAAGCAGTAAGAGATTTGAATGAAAGAATACAGCAACATAATTCTGATATTGCTAATCAAATATCACAAGCAAAAGACCAAGTAAAAACTTTTGATACTATTAAAAAGGCACAAGATACAGCACAGAGTTTATGGACTGGTTCAAAAATGCCAGATAAAATAAAAGCTTTTAATGAATATATGAGTGATCAAAAAGCAAGTAATCCAACAACTCAAAGTGAGAGAACTACTGCTGATAATGTAACAGAACCGAATGATGTTGCTACAACAGCAGAACAAAATCCAACTGAACCACCAGCAGAAGCAGTTGGAGAAGGAACTAATACTGGTGAATCAGCATCAGAAGAAGCCAGTACCGCTACAAGCGACATAGTTGATGGATTAAAGAATACTGGTGCTGTAACCGAAGAAGGTGCTGAAAAATTAAGTCAATTAGCTTCTGTTGGTGGAAAAATAGCAAAAGGAGCTGGAGCACTTGGGGCTACTGCTATTGGTGGATTAGATATATACAATGATATAAAAGCAAAAGGTCTTGCTGGAAATAATAACTGGGAGAAAGCTGCAAATCTTTTACAAATTGGTGGTTCTTTTGCTGATATTGCTGGAACTGTATCACCCCCAGCTGCATTACTCGGTGGTATATTAGATTTAACTGCTGGTGCTTTAGATGCTGTTGGTGAAGGTGAAGATACAAAAGAAACTGATGATTTAACAGCACAGCAACAAGCAGAAACAGAAAAACAAGTTGCTGATGCTCCAGTTCGCGCACAAACTCTTTAACTTTTTTCGTTTTTTTTTATTTTTTATTTTAATATTTAAAATATTATAAATATGTCTTCTTATTGGTCTGCTGATGATTCTGTTCGCGTTGGTGAAACTAAAATTTCTGTTCCTTCTGAAAATGGCTTGAATTATAGCCCCGGTCAAAAAATACAAATATATGTAGATCCATCTACTAAGTTTATTGATGGTAGAGAATGTTACATTGATTTGGATTTTCAAATATCTCTTCCGACTGGTGCTACTGACGTCCCCACTCGTCTTCAATTGGATAAGTGTTCTTCTACTTTATTCAAGAATATTCGCATCTATGATGGTTCAAGATCGCAGTTACTTGAAGAATTGTCTGAATACTCATCTTATGTTAGTGTTAAATATGATTATGATAAAGATATTAATATTGAAAACATGAGAGCATTAAGAGAAGGTTGTGCTGTATACACCCCCAATAATAGAGCAACTGAAGGAACTACTCAAACTCCAATGAGCAACACTATAACTAATCCTTATTTCAAGAAAACTACTGGAAACCAAACAACTGAATTCTCTGATAGTGATTTTCTTAAAGCTAAACTATGTCTTCCATTACATACGGGAATATTCGCAAATTCAGAAACCATCTTTCCAGTTATGATGTCAAATGGTTTGTATATCGAAATAGATATAAATTCAGCACCAGCTATATTAAACCAGTTAGATTCTGTTAATAGAAACAGAAGAACTGAAGCTAATCCATACTTCCATTCTCTTAATGGTTCTACTGCTCCAAATAATTGGGCTAATGGTGTTAGTTCTAACAAGTTTTTTGTTTCTCGTCGCAATAATCTTGGCGGTGCTGATTCTGTTGATAAGTTTCCTTTTGTTGTTGGAGAAACCTTAAGTTTCTGTAAATCAGATAATAATGGTTCAGAAGCATCATTAGATGCTACTGCTACAATATCAGAAATTAATTTATCTACTGCAGCTGATGGTGGTGCTGGATTGATTGAAGTTGTATTGGATGCTTCTGTTCAATGTGATGGTGTTGATATTACAAGTGAAAACTTTGTATTGTTCAGTACTGCGTGTGATGGTAAAAATAGTTATGATGCTTCGTTCACAGTTTCTAATGTTAATTTAATTCTTAGTCAAGTTCATTTAGACCCAGCTTATGAAAGGGGTATGATGCAAAAAGTAAGAGATGGTGGTGCTATTGAATTTGATATTATGACACTAACTAATTACAAACATTCTATTCTTGCTTCTGACAGACAAACAACATTCCAGATATTCGCAAACCAATCTCGTGCTAAATCTCTTGTTATTGTACCACAAGACTCATCTGTTTATGATTCTGCTGGACAAATTTGTGGTCAAGGCGGTTATGTTATTAAAGGAAGTGATGAAACTGATGATGTTCAAGCAAATAAAGATGAACAAGATACATGTCTTATTAATGACCGCTCAGCTCATAGTGGTATTGTTGATTATCTCAGTTCAGTACAATATCAGATTAACGGTAAGAGAGTTCCATCTCGTGAAATCTCTACAAAGAAAATTGCTACAAGGCTCTCTATTGATACATTCCACTTGTTTGAGATTGAAAAGGCTTTGGATAATGCTGAAATAGCTCCAAGGTCTTTCTCTGAATTCCAGAACAATTTTGTTCTTGGAAGGGGCTTCAGTGCTGGTGGTCAAAAGGGTGCTATGGATCTTCGTGGAAAAGATTTATCTGTTATTCTCAAATACAATGAATCTACTGCTCCAACTAAACCCAAGATTTTCAATTCATTTGTCTTTGGATTAAGAAGACTAATTATAAGAGATGGAGCAATTGATATTGTATTCTAAATAATTTTTTGTTTATTTTATTTTTATTTTTTTATATTTAATAATATATAAAATATGACTTCCAGATTTATTGAGATTCGCCCAGACAATATTCCAGCTGATGGTAAAATATCTTTTAAGAATGGCTTTCCAGTTCTATCTTTCACTATCTCAGCACAGAATGGATTGTTAGACCCACGCTCTGTTAGAATTATTGGTAATTTTGCAGCTTACTCAGATAATCTTGCTACACCGACTCCAATTGTAGATGGTGATGGTCTAACAATGAATAACAGACTTGGAATTTACAATGTTTTTGAATCATTAACTATAAGAGCAAATCGCTCAAAAATGATCTGCGAATCAATAAGACACTATTCTAAATACCTTAATAGCTACTTTGGAGTTAGTAGTTCTCTTCAAGACCAAATGGGGCATCTTGGTGAAACAGCACTAATTATGCCCAATGCTGAAACATTCAGAAAATCAGTTATGGAAAGTGCTAATACTGATGCTCCACAAACTAATAGTTTCTCAGCTCATATTCCATCTGGATTTATGATGGGTGGAACTCTTGTAGATTTAAGACCAGATGCTTTTGGTGGTTTGCAGATTGAATTTTTACTTCAACCCGATGCTAATGTGATATATGCTACTGATGGTGATATTAGTGGACAAGCTGAAGCTCATTATGAATTAAGTGATTTAAAACTTGTTTGTGAAGTTCAAGATGTTCCAGATGATATGAATGCTCGTGATGAAGGTGTAATGGAATTCAATACTATTACTTCTCTCTACACCAGCATTAACTCTACTAACGCACAGATACAATACAATCTCGCACTTCGTAATGTTCTCTCGGCATTTATGACGTTTGTACCAGTTGCTAATATTAACTCTTTTAATGCTGATGGACAAGCCACAACATATCCATCTGGTAAGGGTTCATCTGATACTGACCTTGCTTTCTTTAAGAGAATTCAATTCTTAAAGGGTGGTTCTAAATATCCAGCTGATTTTGATTTTGTTAATAATATTGTTACTAATGGTTCAAGTACCGTTCCAGACGCACAAATAGTTAAGAACTTTGTTGAAGCACTCAGCCCAGATTACACTATGCACAGAGTATCTATCTCCCCACAAAACGCAAACAGAAACTATGATTTAGTTACATCTACCGATTCAAGCTCTTACACCAATATTGCTGAAGGTGGTGCTCTAACTGGTCTTGGTGTTACATACGGTCTCGGCGGTCAAGGTGAAGACTTTAGCATGGAACAGTTTGGTGTTAGTATTGAATCTGAATTAGACAGAGATAATCCCATTGGTGTTTACATTTTTGTTAAAGCAAAATCTCAAGTTGTTTACAACAGAAACGGTATTCAAGTCATACAGTAATTTTCTATGGTATTTTTTTTTATTATTTTTTTATAAAATATTTTATATAAATTTAAGTATAAAATATGAACAATGATATGGACAACAGAGATAATGATGGAGATTCTATTCCAGATTTTATTCAATTGAAACAAGTTCCAGTTAATTACATACAACAAGTTGATACTGACCTTTTAGATCCAGTTGTGTTTAATCAAGGCGGTGAAACCAGTGATGGCTTCTCCCGTTTTACTTTACAAAATAAAGGCTTCTTATCTTCTCACTCAAAGATATTTTTAAGTCTTCAACCATCTGCTACTAATACTGACGTCTACTTCGCACCCCATTTGGGAGTGGGTCAGCTGGTCAAAAAGGCAGTTCTGAAAATTGGAAATATTACACTTAATGAAGTGGATTCGTGGGCTGGTTTGTATGCCATTAAAAGTTCTTTGATTACTAATGAAAATAATATTGAAAGAGAATTATTTACTACTGGAAGATATTTAAATCACAAATTTGTTTATAATGATGAATCTTCTACTAATGCTTCTTCAATTGGTTTAGATACTCACGTTGAGTTTGATGAACAAGCTGGAAAGATATTCCTTCCAGATACTTGTATTATGGATGGAACAAGTACAACAAAGCAAGAAGAGTGTCCTTCATACCAAATTGATTTAAGTGATTTGTTTCCTTTCTTAAAAGTCAATCAGCTTCCACTGTACATGATTGACCAACCAATCAATATTGAATTAACATTCCAGCCAACTACTCAATTCAGAGCTCAAATTGCTGATACTGATACTCCCGGCATTCCAAATAATATTGTTCAATCTGAATTGAAGTTCTGTGCTGATTATATCTTCTATGGTGCTTCTAATGAAATGGAGAGATATGCTAATGCTAATAAAGATATGAGCTTTTCTTTTGTTGATTACAGATTAGTTGAACACACTACAAGTGCTACTGAATTGGCTTCTGGTGTTATTCGTAATCTTGGTATGGCTAATCGTTTAGTCAGCAAAGTATTTACAACACTTGCTTATGATGCTAATACTTATAATGAAGAAACTATTCTTGGACAATATGTTTCATTATCTCCAAGTCTTAATGCGAGTGGTGTACAGACTGGTGCTCTTAAATATAATGTTAGATACAATGATAGATTTGAGTACACTACGGATATTGACAATACTGCGAGACTTTTCTCGCAATTCACCGATGCTGAGAGTATTCCGTTTGTTACTCGTTCTGAATATTCTAACCAAGCCAGAAGTGGTAAATTAACAGACGTCCAAGACTTTGAAGGCAGAGAACAAGCTGGAAATCTTGATGGTCATTTCTTTTATCTTGGAACTCGTCTCACTAATGGTCGTGTTGGTCAGCGTGGTATTGAGTTACATATAAGCGGTGATTTTCCGTCTGTTGGTAGAACCCCAACTCTTCTCAGAAGTTATTGTGAATATCTAAGAGTTGCGAGATTAACTAATGGAATGATAGAAGTTTATAACGCTTAGTAATATTTACTGATATTAGTAATATTTACTAAAATCAATAATATTTACTGAAAATTAAAAAGAGCAATTTGATAAAAAAATATTTATAAAAATATATGTTGTATTATTTATTTTATAATTTAATGGTTAAATCTCCTTATGATGAAAATGGTTGTTGTATATCATGTGGTTATACTTGGTGTGAAGCTTTAAATGAATGTGTAAGATTATGGGAGACTTATTGTGAATCTTATGATAATGGTCATTAGTTTTTTATTATGTATTTTTTATAAAAATATTATCTTGATTATATTATAAATATAATGAAGATTAATTCAGAAGATATTATGGGAGATATTAAGAAGTCGCGTCCAAATGTTAAAGAGATTACTATAAAACAATATATCACACATTTAAATAAATTAAAGAAGAATTTTGATACAGATGATTGGGATTTTTTAAGTAATCCAGAAGATATAATGAATAATATTAAAGATAAACATTTTACTTCAAAAAGAAATACTCTTAATGCTATTATTGTTTTATTAATGGCTTTGAATGATAAAGAAGAATATGATGAACTTATTGAAAAATATCAAAAGTTAAGAGATGAATTAAATGATAAATATGATGAAGAACAAACATCTGGTAAAATATCAGAAAAACAAAAGAAGAATTTTGCTTCTATGGAAGAGATTCAAGGTATGTTAAAAACTATGCAAAAACAAATTAAAGATGATGGTCTTAAAAAAAAAGAGCAACTGAAAATAAAAGACAAAGAACTTTTAATGGTGTACACAATATTTAGTATGTTAGTTAAATATCCAACAAGAAACGATATGGCTGGTATGAGATTTATAACTAAAACAGCATATAATCAACTTACAGATGAAGATAAGAAAAATAATAACTTCTTAGTAAATCAAAAAGGTAAATTAACTTTTATTTTAAATCAATATAAAACATCAAAGAAATATGGTGAAAAGAAAATAGAGATTGATAAAGATATTGAAAAGATTTTAAGAATGTACATAAGATTAACAAATAAAAAATATGGTGATGTTTTATTTGTTAGTTCAAGGGGTAATGCTTTAACAAGAAATCAAATATCTCAATTACTTTTAAAGACATCTAAAAAATATATGAATAAAGCTGTATCTACTACATTGATGAGAAAGATTGTAGTAAGTGATAAGTTTGGTGATGTTAAGAAAGAACAAGCAGAATTAGCAGACATCATGGGGCATAGCGTTCAAGTCCAGAACCAAGTTTATAATAAGACAGAATAATCAGTATAAGTTAAATTACAAACATCTCTTTTAGTTTCACCCCACGACATTTTCCATTCTCTTCTTATCTTATCATATTGTTTTTTATGTTCTTTATTTTTAATAGTATATTCTTTTTTATATTCTTTTAAATCAAAAGAATCTACATTTCTTTTTATATTAATAGTATGTAAATTTTTTATCCAATATTCTTCTCTTTTATTTCTATCTTTATTATCACATTCTTCAATAATATAAACTGAATAATTATTATTCTTAATTATTTTACTACTACTACAACGGAGCATTTGTTTATGAGTGTTCATTCTTCTATGAATTTTTTGATTTGTTGAACCAACATACACATTACCATTTGTATTATCTACTATTTTGTAGATAAGGGTCATTTTATATTTATTATGTCCCATATCTTTAAATAATTTCAAATTAATTTAAAGGAATTAAACTATCTTTGTAAACATTAGTAACAGCTCTATCTTGTAAATACCCATGACCAAAATCTCTTCTTAATGGTTCTATATAATAATCTTTTTTCTTCCAATTTATTTTCCAACTTAAATATTTATCTTTACATTTCCATACAATAAAAAAATCTTTCTGATTAATTGGATTAAGTTTTTTATTGTGTTGAAAAGCCCATCCCATCTTTGTACTATCAAAATATAATGTATCTAATTCCATATCAAAACCGTTTCTTGTTTTATGATATATTGTATTATTTTCATAAGTAGTATTTGGTCTTGTTTTTAATTCTACCATCATATCATCATTGTAATAATCGAAGTGAGCATATTGATCTTCATTTATTTTTAATGAAGTCTTAAATAATCTATTTAAATCTTTTAAAGAATCTAATTCTGATTGTTTTCCAAATTTATAATCTTTTTCAAATTGAGCCATTTATCTATAAATATATATAGATTTTTATTTTATCATAAAAACGCATTTAATTGCTCTTTTTTATGTCTCATAAGGGGGGAGTATTAATCTACAACTATTATATAGTGGTTTTAATCTAACTTTATTACTGTTTTAGTACTGTTTTTATAATTAATTTTAAAATTAATTATGTTTTTACTGTATAATCAGTAATAAAATTAGATTATTTTGACTATATAAATACATATCCATAATACTACCCCCTTATTTATAACATTTTTAGATTAAATCGCGTTATTTTCACTTAAAATAAAAAATCTATTATATATTATAGAGAATGACAATATACCAAGGATCTCAAGGTTCACTAAATTTATTTTGGAATGATTTATTTATATCAAGTTTTCCATTATCTAAAAAGAAGAAGCTGTCGTTATATGAATATGAAGGAACTCACCTTATAACCGAAGCATTAAAAGATAATGTACCATTTAATACAATACACGAAATATTATCTTTATTTTGTAAAGGTATGTATAACAGAAAAGTTAATAAACTACCAATATATAAAACAGACCACGAATTATTTATGTGTTCTATATTTGGATTGATAAAACTTAAGAAGATAGATTTTGATGATAATGTTTTAATAATGTGTAGAAAGAAACCAAAGAAGATTACTTCTTAGTTTTCTTTTTTGATTTCTTTTTTGTTTGCTCTTTTTTAAATTCTATTTCTATATCTTGTTTCTTTTGTACTTTCTTTTTTGGTATATCTTTTGGTTTATCGTGTTTATAATCCCAATGACCCAATTCCTTTAGTTTCATTATCATATCTCCTTTCTTCAAACTGAGAGTTATTTCTTTCTTATTAAGTTCATTATCTTTAATATATTCTTTCATATACTTCACAGTAGATTTAGCGTGTGGTTTATCCATTATAATATTACATATATAATATTCTCCAGCTGTATATGAATATTAAAAAAAATGTATGTAATAGTATATGATAATACATAAAACACATAGTAAGAATGATTTAATAGATTTAATTAATCATTTGAATTTAAAAGTCGTATTTTCACATCAAGATAATAAAAAGAGCATTCAAGATAAGTTATTATCATTTATCTTAAAAGAAAGTATTAATATTGAAAAAAACTATTATAATATTGAAAATAAAGATGGACTGATTAAATACTTACAATATATAAATCCAAAGAAGATATTGAATATAAAAGAAAAAAAGAATCTTATGAATATATGTAAACATATTATTGGTTATTGTAAAAATGATTATGATTTAGAATATAGTAAATATAAAAAGTTAAAAGATTTAGAAGATGATATGGATTATATAAAACAATTTGGAGATATACCTTCTGTTAGAAGAGCTTGTAGATTAATGAATCAAGATCCAAAATTTAAACACAGAACATTTAATCCTTTTATTTCTCCACAATTAAAAAAAGAATTAGATGAAAAACTAATCATTAAAAAAACAAATATGGTTGCTCTTAAAATAAGAAAGAGTACACCAGATAATCCAATCATTCTTGATTTCACTTAAGGTATTAATTCTGGTTCTGGTTCTGGTTCTGGTTCTGGTTCTGGTTCTGGTTCTGGTTCTGGCTCTGGTTGCTCTTTTTTTTTATCAATAATAATATTACTTTTGAAAGGTTTTATTTCTCTTAATCCATTTACTATAATTGGTTTTCTTACATTACCATATTTTCCTTCAAACTTTTTATTAAACATTTGAATAACATCTAAATCTATTGTTGGAGATGATTCCATAAGATTATCGTATTCACTTCTCATAACTTTTAAAAAATCTCTACAAGGTTTTCTTTTTCTACTATCTAATGATAATTCTATTTCAATATTTCTGGATAATTTACTCCAAGCTAATGCACTAATTCTATGACCTTCATATATTTCAGAATAACGAAGGAATGAAAGAAGTGTTCCAAGAATACCACAAAATAAATTTAAAGAACCAACACCAGCACTAAAACCTTGTTTAAAACCATCTGGAACATAACTTTCAGTAGCAAAATTAGCAGTTCCAGTTAATGTTGATAATACTATTATTGGTATTTGAAAATGATGATATTTCTTTTTATATTTTCTTTGACTAAATGAATGTAGATATTGGAAGCATAATGCTACTTCACCCCACTCACTTAATAAATCTTCTATTTCTTCTGACCACTCTTCAATATCTTCTGGTATATTTCTCGGTGTTTTTAAATCCATTTATTATATAGTACATTATCTTATATAACCTTTAATTTTTAATTTTCTTACTTTGTCTGCAAGGTCTTTATCTGCTCGACCCCATGTACCTTGTTGCTTCATAACAAAACTGTATACTCTTGCTTGACCCCATTGTTCAGCACTCATTTTTCCTTTAAGACTTTTACCACCAACCTTCTTTCCAGTTGTAGCTGATCTAACTGATTCTGGATTAGATTTTCTCGCTCCGACTGCTCTATCAAATACTTCATCAAGTATTCGCAAAGGAATACCAGTTGTTTTTGAAATGTCTTTTTTAGAGTGTGGTGTACCTTTTTTAAATTTAAATTTAGCATTATATTTGTCTTTATTAGTAATAACCATTTTATTTTTGTATTAGATAAAATTTTAATATAAATAATAATATAATGGAAAAACATAAACCAATTGATGAAGTTTTAAAACTTATAAAATCAATAAACGCAGATGTTCAAGATATGAAAAAAGATATTCAAGATATTAAAAAGAAACAAATAAAAGAGCAACCAAAACAAGAAATAGAGAAAGATTGTGTCATTGAAGAAAGTGGTTGGTGGTTTAAATAAAAATCTACATTATTATATATGAGAGTATTGGAATTATTTAGTGGAACTGGTTCAGTTAAAAAAGTATGTGATAAATTACAATGGGAGAGTGTATCAGTAGATATGATACTTCCAGCAGACCATCAAGTAGATATTATGGAATTTGATTACAAACAATATCCAAAAGATTATTTTGATATTGTATGGGCTTCTCCACCTTGTACTAATTATAGTGCTTTAAAAAAATGTTGGTATGGTAGAAAATTAAAAGATGGTACAATATATAGTAAAGAACAAAATGATATAGACCAAAATGAAGCTGATAAATTAGTATTAAAATCATTTGAGATTATTGAATACTTTAATCCAAAATTATGGTTTCTTGAAAATCCACAAACTGGTAATTTAAAGAATAGAGAGATAATGAAAGATAAACCTTTTTATGATGTAGATTATTGTATGTATAGTGATTGGGGATATAAAAAGAGAACAAGAATATGGACTAATAAAAAAGAATTTAATAATAAATTATGTGATGGTAGTGGTAGTTGTGGAAATATGATAGAAATAGAAGATGGTAAAAGACATCTACATAAAACTAATTGTGGTAATACCGAAAAAATTAAAGCAGTAAGACAACATATAAAATCATTGGATAATGGTTATGAAATGATAGATGGTAAAAATCAACCAAAAGATTTAAAGTTTCTTGGTAAAGGAACAAATAGAATTGATAGATACAGAGTTCCTGAACAACTCATTATGGATTTATTGCAATAATAAAATCTATGTTATATATTATGGAAGATATTAGTATTTTAATACCAATATATAATAGAAGCAAATGGTTGCCTTTGATTGTATTGAATCTTAAACAACAAGATTATCCACACAATAAATTACATGTTTATATCGATGATGACAGTAATACAGATTTATTATTTAAAACACCAGAAGAATTACAAGAAATAAAACAGATATTACACCCAATAAAATTAACTTATACCATAAATAAAAATAAAAGAAGTATTGGAAGAAAAAGGAATGAATTAATAAAAAATTGTAACACTAAAATATTTTGTTTTTTAGATTCAGATGATATTTATCACAGTACTTATATTTCTCATTCTTACAATTTATTAAAAGAAAAAAAGGTTGGTTGTGTTGGTTCTGATAAAATGGTGTTTTGTATGACTGACAAAGATTTTGCTTTACACGCTATAAATTGTGGTGATAGAGCTGTAATGATACACGAAGCGTGTATTATGGCTACTAAAAAATGGTTTAAAGCCAGTTGTAAATTTGGTAATCATAGTATGGGAGAAGGTAAGAACTTATTTGTTGGACACGAGAATAATGTAGCAATTTCAGATATAATGAAGGTAATGTGTTGCGTACAGCATTCAGAAAATACAATAGATAAATTACAATTCGCAAAAGAAGAAAATAAATTAGATTTAGAAATATCAGATGAATACAAAAAAATATTAACAAAGATATTGGAGTTATAAATGCTCTTTTTTTTTCTATTATATTATATGGCTGGATTTCATACAAAAACCTTTTTAAAACACGATGATTATATGACACCGAAATATGCTTGGGAGAATATTACTGATTATATACCAAAAGATAAAGTAATATGGGAAGCCTTTATGGGTGATGGAAAAAGTGGAGAATATTTAAGAGAAATTGGATGTAAAGAAGTTATTCACGATTATGATGATTTTTTTGAAAATAATAAAGGAGATATTATTATTAGTAATCCACCATTCAGTAAATCAAAAGAAATATTGAATAGATTAAAAGAGCTTGATAAACCTTTTATTCTTATACTTCCTTGTAGTAAAATATATACTCAATATATTAGAGATAATTTTAAAAATACAGATACTCCATTACAAATAATTATTCCAAGAAAAAGAATACAATTTGTTAAAAATGGAAATGAATTACAAAATAAATGTAATTTTGATTGTTTTTATTACTGCTACAAAATGGATCTACCCAGAGATATTATTTGGTTGGAATAAATCTCGTTTAAATTTAAAGATTTTTTATCTATTCATATATATAGTGCGATGAGTGATTTTACAGAAGAACAGATAAAACACATTCTTGAAAAACATAAACAACGACTAATTAAAAATAGAGAAAAGTATCAACAAGTAAAAGATACAGAAGAATTTAAAATAAAAAATCGTGAACAAGTTAAAAAACATTATTATAAAGTTGGTAAAGAACAAAAGAAAGAATATTACAATAATAATAGAGAATTCATTAATGCCAGACAATCTTATTATTATTATAAATCAAAAGGACGATTAGATGATTTTAAAATTAAACAACCAGATAAATATAAATTAATGGTTGATAAAGGTGTTATTAACGAAAATATTGTTGTATTAAATTTTGATTAAATTTGCTCTTTTTATTCTGCTGGTTCATCACCAGAATATAATTCTAATAGATATTCAACACAACCTTTTGCTGTTGGATTTTCTTCACTATCATAGTAATCTCTTGCTCCACCGCGGAACCATAAATCTAATCTGTCGATGTTTTTGAGTTCAGCACAGAGTTCTTTAAATTGATCATCTGTAATTTTCGGCATTTTATAATTTAATATACAAAAAAAAAATAAAAAAAATATAATTAATATTATATGAATGAATACGCTGATATACAAGTAATAGAGTGTAATAGACTACATTCAGAAGAAGCCAAAAGTCGTAATAATCAAAATTATGCTTTATGGACTAATAACTTACAAGATATTGTTCATCTTGAACCCGGTGATAAAGTTAGTGTATTTGGTGCTATGATTTCTGAAAGGGGTGCTGGACAAAGTTCATCAATAGAAATAAAAGGTGTTGATTTGGGTTTCACAAAAGATTATACAACTATTAATATTAGTGGTGTTAATGCCAGTAGTGAAATACCCGGTGGTTATGAAGAATTACAAGCAGTATTGAATACTGAAACAAAAACTATTCGAGATGATATTGGTTATTTCAAAATGAGTTATTACATAAATATGGATGGTCATAATTATATACAACTGCCAAGAAGATGGTGGTTTAAACCAACAAGAACAACTAATAATTATGGTAATTTTGATGACAGACATACTTATGGAATGAGTTTAAGTGATCCATTTGCTACTGATGATTATGTACTATATGATGATTTTTATCAATTATCAGCACCACCCGGTTATGGTGAATCTGGTATTGGTATAAGTGGTTATTTAAGTAAAGTAAGAAATGATAATAGTAGATTTACAATTATGGTTAGAGACAATACTTATTATAGTGAAAGTAGTGCTGATGGTAATCTACCACCATTTCAATTAAGAGATCCAGAAAATTGTGTTTATTTTATTTATGAAGAATTAAAAGAGCTTTCTATTGAAAAAGGTTTTAATAGTCCAGAATATATAAGTGAAGAATTAACAAGACAGTTACAAGAAGTTAAAACTCAACAAGTATATGAAAAAAGAAGTTCAACAGATTTAACTGATAATCCCGATAGACCCGGTTTTCCAGTTCCAGTTTATGGTACATACAGCACAGAAACATATAAACCTTTTAATTGTGCTGGATTGTATGCCGTTCAAACTAACGTCTTATCAGATACACCAGAACAATATTTTGATTTTTATATAAAAGGTTCTCAAACTAATAATGCGAGTGGTTGGGAGTATCTCCAAAATTATCATATAGTTGGTTGTAAGCGTCCAGAATTGTATACAACTGGAAGATTAATAAACAGAGAAAATAGTGCTTATGCTGGTATTGAAGGTTCATTACTTGATGATGATTATGATGGGACTTATAATGCTTCACAAGAAACTAATGGAATGATATTAAGAATTGATTATACAGAAACGATGTTAAATTTATTTAGAGATTTTATATTAGCACAAGAAAAATATCCAGAAGTTTGGAATAT